CACGCATGCGTCCGACATTAAGCATTTGCAAGATGACATGGACAAGATGTTGGAAAACATGAAGGCCATGCAAGCAACGCTGACCGCTATTGACAAAACATTGTCTGAAGCTAAAGGCGGCTGGAAGGTTTTAATGCTTGTTGGTGGTGCTAGTAGTGTTGTAGGCGCAGGTTTAGTTCAGCTTATTAACTGGTACGCAGGGGGCAAGTGATGCCGTCGACGAGTAAGAAGCAACACAATTTCATGGCAGCGATTGCAAATTCGCCATCGTTTGCTAAGAAAGTAGGCATCCCACAGTCTGTGGGCAAGGATTTTACAACTGCGGACAAGGGTCGCAAATTTTCTAAAGGTGGTGATACTATGGCTTCCAAAATGAATCCCGGCTTCATGGCAATGATGGCTAAGAAAAAAGGCGCTAGCAAAATGGCTGGTGGCGGTATGGCAATGGGCAAAGTTAAAACAGCAGCCCCTAGCAAAGACGGTATTGCTACCAAGGGTAAAACCAAGGGAACAATGATTAAGATGAACAAGGGCGGCAAAGCCTGCTAAGGAGTTGATTATGGCTACTAGTGAATTTGGTAAAGCGTTCCGTGAAGCCCGTGCTTCGGGCGACAAAACTTTTACTTTCAAGGGTAAAAAGTACACCACTGATTTGGCTCCTGCAGAACAAAAATCTATAGGCACTAAATCTAAGATGGGTGAGTACGTCCCGCGTGATTCTGATACGCGCAAGGGCGAGATCATGACGTCTAAGAATGCTGTTGGCCGTGACAACTATACGCGCAGTGGTCAGCAGTCTTTTGACACAGAGCGTGAACCAGAAGCGTTGGCGGCACCAAACAAGCCCGGCACTAACGTCCGCTATGAGAATACAGAAACATCTGATATGACATACAAGCGTGGCGGTAAAGTCAAGAAGATGGCTAATGGTGGCTCTGCTTCTAGCCGTGCTGACGGTATTGCTATTAAAGGCAAGACCCGCGGAAAGATGTGTTGATAGTATGATGGCCAGCCGCGGTATGGGAGACATCTCCCCTTCTAAAATGCCCAAGGGTAAGAAGAAAGCCCGACGGGACGACACTGACTTTACCCAGTATAAAGAGGGCGGGAAGGTCAAGGCAAAGTACATGAAGTTTTCTGAAACCGGAAAACCGATCGGTATGGAGCCTGTGACAAAAGCCAAAGAGGGTGGGAAGGTGAATGCGGCTGGCAATTACACAAAGCCAAGTCTTCGCAAGAAGATTGTGTCTCAAGTGAAGTCAGCGGCTACGCAGGGTACTGGCGCTGGAAAATGGAGCGCGAGAAAAGCACAGCTTGTGGCTAAAAAGTACAAGGCGGCAGGCGGGGGTTACCGAGATTGAAAGCGCCCCAAAAATCATTGAAGGATTGGGGCGACCAAAAATGGAGAACCAAAAGTGGTAAAAAATCTTCTGACACTGGTGAGCGATACCTTCCTAGCGCTGCGATTAAAAGCCTCAGTCCTGCTGAGTACGCTGCGACAACGCGTGCGAAACGTGCTGGCAAAAAAGCCGGAAAACAATTCGTAGCACAGCCCAAAACGATTGCAAAGAAAACGGCAGGCTTTAGATAATGGCTACCAAGAACTGGATTAAAGACGCAATTAAGAAGCCCGGAGCTTTGCGCTCTGCCCTTGGTGCTAAAAAAGGTGAACCGATTCCTGCAAAGAAACTGGCCGCCGCTGCAAAAAAACCCGGTAAAATGGGGCAGCGTGCGCGTCTGGCTCAGACCCTTAAAGGCATGAAATGACCACTTCAGGAACCGCAGCGTTTAATCTTGACCTCACTGAGTTGGTTGAGGAAGCGTTTGAACGCGCCGGTTCGGAGTTGCGTACGGGTTACGATTTGCGTACAGCCCGTCGTTCATTGAACTTGATGTTTGCTGATTGGGCAAACCGCGGTGTCAACATGTGGACGTTTGAGCAGGGTACGATTAACCTGACTCCGGGTCTGAACACCTATGCCCTGCCCGTAGATACAGTGGATCTACTTGAGCATGTGATTCGCACGGGCGCGGGTAGCGCGTCCACGCAGGCTGACCTGACCATCACGCGTATCAGTGTTTCTACCTACGCCACGATCCCTAACAAACTGCAACAAGCCCGCCCTATTCAGGTGTGGTATCAGCGTTTGGATGGCCAGACTTCTTCTATTGGTACCACGCTTAACGGCGGGATTACAGCCACAGATACAACAATTACGTTAACTTCAGTGGCTGGACTTCCAGCTACGGGGTTCTTGTTGATTGAGTCTGAGACCATCCAGTACGGCTACATCTCTGGCAACGTGCTTTACAACTGCTTCCGTGGGCAGAACGGCACAACTGCCGCAGCACACTTAACAGGCGTGGCTGTGTACACGCAGAATCTACCCTCTGTGACCCTCTGGCCAACCCCAGACAACAGTGCAACATATCAGTTTGTTTACTGGCGCATGCGCCGTATTGATGATGCTGGTGGGGGTGTACGCACGATGGATGTACCTTTTCGCTTCCTGCCTTGTATGGTGGCGGGTTTGGCTTACTATTTGGCTCTTAAGATTGAGAATGGTGCTGAGCGCCTGCCGGTTTTGAAGCAGCAGTACGACGAAGCTTGGCAGTTGGCGGCGGACGAAGATCGTGAAAAAGCGTCGGTTCGTTTTGTTCCGAGGCAAATGTTTATTGGTAGCGGTACGTAAATGGGCAATAGGTTTGCTTCTGGCAAGAACAGTATCGCCATGTGCGATAGGTGCGGCCAACAGTACAAACTAACGGCTTTGAGACAAGAAGTTATTAAGACAAAGCTTTACAATTTGATGGTGTGTGATACGTGTTGGGATCCAGATCAGCCGCAGTTGCAGTTGGGTATGTACCCCGTAGATGATCCACAGGCTGTGCGTAACCCGCGTAAGGACACAACGTACGTGACGGCAGGCACAAACGCTAGCGGCAATTTGACTGGTGGTTCGCGAGATTTGCAGTGGGGCTGGAGCCCAGTTGGTGGGGCCAGTAATTTTGATGTTGCTCTCACGCCAAACTACTTGGTGGCAACGACGTTTGTTGGTACAGTTACAGTAACCGTTACATAGGAGTCTAATATGGACAAGAAAGATTTAGCCCAAGACAAGAAGATGATTAAGTCTGCTGTCGGTAAGCACGAGAAAAACATGCACCCCGGCAAAACGCCTACAAAGCTTGCCAAGGGCGGTAAGACCAATGAGATGATGCTCCAGTATGGTCGCGGTATGGCCAAAGTTAAGAATCAGGGGAAATAACATGGCCAAGATTAACAATCAACCCGCCGCTACAAACCCCGGTATTCCCCCTAACCGCAGTAAAGCTGACACCGTTAATATGTCTATTGGCAACATCAGCAAAGCTGCTGGTAACGAAACCGTTAAGACATCCGGTATTGTCACTCGTGGTAACGGTGCAGCTACCAAGGGTACTATGGCCCGAGGCCCAATGGCATGAATTACGCCGCACTCAGCGCTGCTATTCAGGCGTACACGGAAAACACGGAAGCAGATTTCGTGGCTAATATTCCCGTGTTCGTTCAGCAAGCTGAGCAGCGTATTTATAACTCGGTTCAGTTCCCTTCGATTCGCAAGAACGTGTATGGGCAAGTAACGGCAAACAACAACTACCTTCAGTGCCCCACAGATTTTCTGGCGGTGTACTCTTTGGCAATCATTACTGGTGTGACGGGCAGTGATTTAAATACCGGCACATACGAGTACTTGCTGAACAAAGATGTGAACTTTATCCGTCAAGCGTACCCCACCGCCAATGAGACAGGGTTGCCTCGGTATTACGCTTTGTTTGGCCCACGTTCAGACAATGCAGACGAGTTGACGTTTATCCTTGGCCCAACACCAGATTCAAGTTACTACACTGAACTGCACTACTACTTCTACCCTGAGTCTATTACGGTGGCAGCAGATGGGCGTACATGGCTGGGTGATAACTTTGACTCTGTGCTTTTGTATGGCTCATTGGTCGAGGCTTACACTTATATGAAGGGTGAGCAAGACATGATGACTTTGTACAACACAAAGTTCATGGAAGCGCTTGCACTGGCTAAACGTCTGGGCGATGGTATGGAGCGTCAAGACGCTTACCGTTCTGGTCAGTTCCGTCAGAAGGTAACTTGATATGTCGATTATCCAGACCCAGACCACCAGTTTTAAGGCGCAGTTGTATCAAGGTATTCACGACCTGACAACTGACGTTATCAAGATTGCCCTGTACACGGCTAACGCTAATCTGAACGAAGACACAACTGTGTACAGTTCAACTGATGAAGTAGCTAATACAGGCACTTACTCTGCTGGCGGTGCACAACTGACACCAATCACAGTCAACACTTCCGGCTACACAGCTTATGTAGGCTTTCCAAACATCTCTTGGACAGGCGCAATCACCGCAAGATGTGCCTTGATTTACAACGAGACGCAAGGTAACAAGTCTGTTGCTGTGTTGGACTTCGGGTCTGACAAGACATCCGTTGGTACATTTACAATCACCATGCCCGCAAACACCGCTACGGCGGCTCTTATTCGTAGTTCTAATTAAGGAGTCATCATGACTATTGAAAAAACCAAAGCCACCGACGTAGTTTCTAGTGGCCTGACTTGTAACACCAAAGCCGGTGAAGCTGCACAAGCTACGGGCAAATACCACGTTGAGTGCCATGACAAAGACGGCAACTTAAAGTGGACTGCTGAGTCTAAGAACTTGGTGGTTAACGCCGGTTTGCAATACATGGCTGGCAGTGCCCTGACTTCAGTAACTCAAATTACTACTTGGTATTTGGGTTTGTATGGCGCTGGCGCTTCTAACACACCTGCGGCTGGCGACACAATGGCTTCACATGCTGGTTGGACAGAGATTGTCCCTTACAGCAACGCCAACCGCGTAACCGCTGTTCTTGCAACAGCTACCACTGCTAACCCTTCTGTTGCGACTAATACTGCTTCACCAGCCGTGTTTAACATCAATGCAACAGCAACCGTGGGCGGTGCGTTTTTAACAAGTAGCAATACTAAAAGCGGTTCAACAGGTACGTTGTTCTCCGCTGCTGACTTTGGTTCACCCGGTGACCGTTCTGTGGTTAGCGGTGATACATTGTCTGTGACTTACACATTCAGCTTGGCGGCTTAATATGGCCGGGTGGGGTGACGGCGCATGGGGTGACAGCGGTTGGGGCGGTTTTGTCGCCTACGACAGCACCATAGCCGAAACTTCCACCGGAGCCGACGCGGTTGTTTCCGCGTTATTAGTAAACCCTGTTGTTAGTGAAACAAACACCGCCGCAGATGAAGTCGTAGCAGGGCAACTTTATTTCCCTGATGTAACTGAAACTGCCACAGGCGCAGATGATATAGCCGGAGCACCCCTATTTACAGGGGCCGTGGTAGAGGCAAGCACAGGCTCAGATGTTGTTTCTTCTACTGTTTCTGTGGGGGCAGTAATTACTGAAGCTGCTACGGGCACAGATGAGACAGCAGGTGGTGAGGTATACGATGCTTCGGTAGCTGGTACAGGTTGGGGTGAAAGCGCTTGGGGGTATAACTCTTGGGGCGGTATTGGTGAGCTAGCGGTAGCCACCGACACAGTAATTGCTGAGCTAACAATCAATGTAGCTTTAACAGAAACGGCTACAGGCTCAGACGAAATTGTTGCGGGGTCAGTGTTTGGGGCGCAGATTACCGAGGTAGCTACGGGTAGTGACGCAATAACAGCAAGTCCTACCTACGCCGCCGCAGTAGATGAAACGGCCACGGGGTCAGACGTAGTATCAAGCGCGCAGGGGTTCGCATCAGATTTAAGTGAAAGCGCAACGGGCACTGATAGCACAGCATCTAGCTTTCTATTTTTTGCAGATGTGCAGGAAACGGCAACGGGTTCGGACGCGATTATTGCGGCACCTACCTTCTCTGCTACAGTTACAGAAAACGCAACAGGCGTAGATTCTATTGGGGCGGCGCAGGGTGTTAATCCTACAGTGACAGAATCTGCGGTAAGCGCAGATACATTAGCGGCAGCGGCGGCTTTTGTGGCTTCTATTTCGGAATTGGCAACGGGCACAGACGTAGTAAATGCTCGGTTCTTCTGGGAAATAATAGATGACACGCAAGACGCAAACTGGCAGAATATCGGCAATACGCAAACGGCGGGTTGGACTGCTGTTGCAACAACTTAGGAGCATTTAAATGCCAGCAACGACAACTCTCTTGGGCTTAGTTACCCCCACACAGGGAACGCTCTCTGGTACGTGGGGCGACACAGTCAATTACGGTATTACTGATTACGTGGACATTGCCATTGCAGGCACATTGTCTTTTTCAGGTGATGGCGCTATTACATTGGCTAACACCACAGGTAGCGCGTCAGGAAACAGCATTGGGTCAACCACGGCACAGTACATGGTGATCCGTATCACCGGCACACAAACTGTCACCAAGGTCATCACAGGCCCTAGCTACAGCAAGCTGTATATGGTGGATCACGCAGGCGCTACCAGCGCGGTAACGTTCAAAGCTGCCGGCCAATCCGGTGTTTCTATTGCTGTAGGCGAAAAAGCATTTGTTTATTACAACGGTACTGATTACGTTAAAGTTTCTAGCATTAGTAGCGCAGGCGTTTTGCCCGTAGCTAGCGGTGGTACAGGGTTATCTTCTGGAACATCCGGTGGTATCTTGGCTTATACGGCTTCCGGTACTTTGGCATCTTCTGCTGCTTTGGCTGCAAATAAAGTTGTAATTGGTGGCGGCGCAGGTGTTGCTCCTTCTACAACTACATTGCTTGGCACTGCGGCGGCGGTCACAACAGGTAACTACATTCAGGCGGTTGGCTACGCCGACACAATTACGGCTCTTGGTAATACGGGCACAGCAATTAACATAGACATTACAAGCGGTAACGTTTTTTCTGCAACACTTACAGGAAACTGCACATTTACTCTGCGGTACCCTGTTGCAACAGGTTCATCTTCGTTTACACTAATCTTGACGAATGACGCTACTGCTAGTAGAACTGTGGCTTGGTCTGGTGGTACATTTAAGTTCCCCGGCGGCGCAGCATCTCTTTCACGAACAACAACTGCAAACGCGATTGATGTTTGGTTCTTCTTTACCCCCGATGGTGGAACTACTTATTACGGTTCCATCCCAATGAAAAATCTGACCACCTAATAGGAGTTTTAAAATGGCCTTAACAACTGACCAACAATCACAGCTTGACTTTCAAGCGGCTTCCATAGTGCAACAAAATGCGCAAGAAAGCGTACGTCACGCAAATCAAATGGCACTCCAAGCAGCAAATGCTGCTATGGCAGCTACAAGCGCTAAGCTAGAAGCAATCCGTATTGCGCAAGTAACACTGATTGAGAACTCCAGAAGCAAGCCTGCTGACCAGCGTGAAGTAACAGTTGAGGCAATCACTGCTTTTGCTGATGCTTTAATTGCTTCGACTAATGCCTGATGGACGCTTACGCGTATTTTCCTAGTATTATTTATCGTGAAGAACGGCCTGATTGGGTTGGATACACTAGTCAGGTTGTTCAAAGATACTACGATGCTATTCCCGCAGGTAACTATGTGGCGCAAACTGCGCACATGGCAAATGATCCAGATTTAAAGTTTTTAGTCGATTATTTGATACTGGCAGCGAATACGATCTTGCGAGAGCAAGGGTACGACGTGGATAAATATGAGTTGTACTTGTCAGGGCTGTGGGGGCAAGACGTAAACTGTAACGGTGGAACCAATGTGCATGTCCATAAGAACAGTCAAATCTGCGGATGGTTTTTTCTGGACACACCAGAAGGTGGCTCATATCCTATTTACCATGACCCACGCATGAATAAACAAATGATTGAGCTTGATTACGTGCAAGGTAAAGAGTTAACAAACGCTTCGGCGTATGTACATTTTAATAATGTGCAGCCCGGAACAGTACTGTTGGCTAACTCTTGGATGCAGCATCAGTTAACCCAGAATGTTTCACAGAGCAAAACCAAAGCCGTACACTTTATTGTGTCTCACAGGGAGCGCACATGCAGTACGTGTTAACGCCCCACGCAAAACGAATTGAACCTTGGGCTTGGTGGGATGGCGCGTTTAGCGACCAAGAGTTAACTTGGCTTCAAGAGAAAGCCAAAAATGCAACAGAAAATGCCAAAGTTGGTGGTGGTAGGAACGATAACGTTAGTTCGCAAATTAGACGTTCCCAAATCTCATGGCTGACTAACACACCAGAAACGCAGTGGGTGTTTGATAAATTTGCAAATGTTGTAACGCAATTAAACGCAGAACATTTTCGGCTTGAGCTAACTGGTTTTGGTGAACCGTTTCAGCTTACAAACTATGACCAATCAGAAAACGGGATGTATGGTTGGCATCAAGACTTTGGCACCAGCATAAGTCGTAAGCTGTCTTTAGCCATGCAGTTATCTGATCCGTCTGATTATGAAGGTGGCAACTTTCAAATTTTTATAGGTGGTAACGAACCACAAACATTGCCAAAGAAACGTGGCTACATTCTTGTATTCCCATCGTATGTGGTACATCAAGTAACACCGGTAACACAGGGTAGCCGTCAATCCCTTGTAGCGTGGGCATCAGGGCCAGCATTCAAATGACTATAGTACACAAAGATTTTATTGCTCAGTATGTTGGTGTTTTCCCAAACGGGTACTGCCAGCATCTTATAGATGAGTTTGAACGTCTTACGCAAGGCGGTGCTGGGTCTAGTCGACAGAAATCGGAAAATGCGCTGAAACACAATAAAGATGACTTGCAGCTATCAATGGATATTGGCGTACACAACATGTTGGCGTTTAAAGATAAAGACCCAATAGATGCTTTTTTTGAGGGGCTTCAAGATTGTTATAACGAATATACAGAGCGCTATTCTGTGCTAAAGCACGGGAGTATCAAAGGCACTACTATGAAAATGCAGCGTACTGATCCGGGTGGCGGTTACCATGTATGGCATGGCGAGCAAGGCCCCGGTAAACATTCTCAGCGCGTGCTTGTGTACATGTTGTATTTAAATACACTTGAGCCAGAAGAAGCTGGTGAAACAGAATTTTTGTATCAGCAAACGCGCCTTCGCCCCCAAGAAAATACCATGATTGTTTGGCCTGCGGCGTACACCCATGCACATCGAGGTAACGTGGTACACGGACAAAAAAGTAAATACATCGTGACTGGGTGGTTTTACTATGACTAATTTCACCAAAACTAAATGCACCCTTGTGCGTGGATTTCTAGATAAGCAAGCAGCCGACACAGTTTCGCAGTACTTGGAAAATTCTATTAACCAAAGAACAATGACTAAGACGGCATGCAGTTCAGCTTGTTCTTATGGAAAATACTCCGACCCTTTAATTGAAGTTATTTTAAAAAATTCACGTGAGCACGTAGAACAAATAACAGGGAAAAAACTTTATCCTACGTATTCTTATGCCCGTGTGTATGTAAAGGGTGATTATCTAGCGCCGCATGTTGATCGCCCTTCCTGCGAAATATCTGTGACAGTAAATGTAGCTTCAGTTGGTGAGCCGTGGAAAATTTGGATGAAAGTTCCCGGCGAAGAACCTATGGCTTTTATACTTGAACCCGGCGACGCAGTAGTGTATAAAGGTTGTGAAGTACCTCATTGGCGTGAAGAGCCTGTGGGCACGGAACTTACAGCGCAGTTCATGCTGCACTATGTAGATCAAAATGGCCCATTTGCTGATTACAAGTGGGACAAACGCCCTGCTTTGGGCCTTAATACAAAGTAAAGAGGTTAAAAATGGCTATTGGAACTTCAAAAGTTGGTGTGCTTGGTGCAGGCGTTGTGCCTGCTGGATCGCAAACATTTAATACTCCCGGCACATTTGCTGTGCCATCAGGCGTTAGCAAAATAAATCTTACTGGTTTGGGTGCTACAGGTAATTCTGGAAATGCCGGTGGTTCGGGTAATCCCGGAGGTACAGGTAATGCTGGCGGGTGTGGGTTTGGTGGTGGCGGTGGCAGGGCTGGTGGTCTTAACGGGTACAACTGCCCTTGTTTTGTCCCTATTTTTGGCCCGTATAAAGGCTGTCGAGGTACGCCGTACACCTGTGCGGGTGCTGGAGGTGGCGGTGCTGCGGGGGGTGCGGCTTTTTTTGTAGGCCCCGGAAACACTGTTAGTACTTCTTGGTCAGGTTCTAACCCCGGCACTTCTGGTAGTTCAGGGCCTTCTGGTAATCCCGGTTCGCCCGGCAGTGCGGGTAGCGCTGGTAGTGCAGGTAATACTGGCGCAGCATCTACTGGTTTTTGTCGTACTTTCCCGGGGGGTGCGGGTGGTTCTGCGGGTAATGGCGGCGCAGCGGGTAATGGTGGGGCTGGTGGCGCTGGCGGTTCTGGTGGTTCGGGGGGCACAAGCGGTAATTACGGGTTAACAAACAACTGGTGCGCCAATAATGGAAACTCAGGAAATTCTGGCGCAGGGGGTAATGGCGGCGGTGCTGGGGGCGCTTCAATAGGCCCCGGCGGTAGGGGCGGCGGCGGCGGTGCTGGTTCAGCAAACGATGGTACAGCGGGTAGCCCGGGTTGTACGTTTAGTATCAATACTACGCCAGCGTGTGGCGGTGCCGCAGGCGGTAACTGTGGTGGGGGTAGAGGTGGTGGTGGTTATGGCCCCGGTGGTACTCCCCCTACAGGTGGTCGTTCTGCAAGCAATCCCCGTGCTGGCGGTGGAGGCGGCTCCGCCGCTAATTCTGGCCCTTCTGGAGCAAGATACGGCGGCGGTGCTGGCGGCGGTGGTGGTCGAGGTAATGGCGGTAGTGGTGGTAGCGGTGGCGGTGCTGGCGGCGCTGGTAATCCCGGTAATGCTGGTAGTCCGGCTAGCCCAACAGCTTTTAACTGCGTTAGCGTTACTCCCGGAGGGTCGTATCCGCTTACAGTAAATGGTCAAATCGTTATTTCATGGAATGCGCAATGACAAAGAGTGAGAAAGAACTTCAAGATCGTATTAACAGGCTTCAAAAAGAGCAGGCGGTTAAAGACCTAGAGTCAACACTAAATCGCGCTCGAAGTGTAACTGTGGGTACTTGTTTTGGTGGAACTACAGAACTCACAATGCGTGGGCAAGGCTCTTACTTATGGTGCCCAATGCAGCCTGTTGAAGTGATTGAGTTAATTCATCAACTTGCTGCAAATGTGGGTTGTCATATTCACATACAACCAAGAAAAGACTTTTCAAGTTGGCGTGATTGGAAGTACACTGAGCAAGAACTTGAACACTTTCGCGGTGAACAAAACGTACCCGGTGTTGGGTTTGCGCCGCATGCAAATGATATTACCCCGCACCAAAACAAAGGTCAGGTATTACCTCCGGTGGAACAACAACCGGGATTGAAAATTGAAACCCCTATAAGGAGTACAGAAAATGTTATGGCAACTAAAAAAACTGTCAACAAACGAAGCACTAAACGAGCCGCAAAAGCTTCCTGAAAATTGGGGGCCAATCTTTGGCATGTCGGGTATCCAAGATAAGCTTGGTGATCTGTCGTGGCTTGGCGATGCGTATGCTGACCAAGGGTGGTTTGTGGTTGGAGATGCGCCAGCAGGCCCCGCGCAAGCAAGCGAAGCCGACTTAGCTTGGGAAAGAGCCAAGTCACTTCTTCGTGACTCTGACTGGTCAATGCTGCCTGATGTGCCGATGCTGGCTAGTGAAAAAGATTCGTGGATTGAGTACCGCCGTGCTTTGCGGGATATTCGTTCACAGTCAGGCTTCCCCGTTGGCGTTATGTGGCCAGTTAAACCTGCATGAGCAAGTACCTAATCCGATACAACAAAACTCATGGGCAAGAAGGGCGCGGCTCTGATGCTCATGTATGGCGCGTTTTTGAAGATGGTGTTGAGCATTTAGCTACAGACATCATGATTAACGTACCAAGTTGGGGCGAAATTGATGGGCAGGATTGGAATATTGCTTGTCGCGGAAAAATGCAAAAGATTGAGCCAGTGGATGTAATTGTTATTAACGCTGAGAACTGACATGCATAATGCGCTGGCTCATACTGTTACTGCTGTTGGGGTTGGTCGGAGCCGTAGCCAAGAATGGCTGTCATGTGCGCGAGTTTTATGGGATTGGCTACACAGTCCACAACCCGTCCGAGCGCCATCAACAAATGATTCAGTGGCTCAAAAACAATGCTCAATATTGCAGAAGCCAAGATTACGTAGTCATCTGGAACAACCTGTCCGAGTGGGCGGGTACAGCCGATTCAGCAGAAACCAGAAGTTTGGTTGTTCATGGATACAAAGATGCACTTGAGCGTGAAAAGAAATGATAGAAACCATCAGATTATTTCCAACCGTCCAAGCGTCTGGTTATCCAGACAAGCACGACCTTGCCCAAGCCAAGCTAGAAAAACAGCATGAAATGAACAAAACCCTTGAGGTAGCCAAGCAAAAGCAGACAGAGCTACAGGACATAGGGTTTGAGATTTACTGCAAGAAGGTAGTGCAAGAGCGGCTCCGCATGGAGATATTCACAAACCGTAAGCTGGACATTTATGTATGACCAAGAAGCCAATACGCCAACCACGGAAACCGCAGATAGAAGTGAAAGAAAAATTAACGCTGTGGGTGACCTTGATGGTAAGCGCAACCCTGTGCATCTCTGTTTTGGCTATGGTGGTCAGCTTTATGCTTGGCCTTTGGGCCAAAGAAGTGGACAACGCAGAAATCTTCAAGATGATTTCACCCGCTTTTTCTACTCTTATCGGCGGCATGATTGGGTTCCTGAGTGGTATCAAACTGATGCAAAATGAAGACAAGGACAAAAAATGTTAGACATATTAAGTGGCGGTATTCTAGGTTCAGTGTTTGGCGGGCTGTTCCGCATGGCTCCTGAAGTCTTAAAGTTCTTTGACAAAAAGAATGAGCGCCTGCATGAGCTTGCTATGTTTAAACATCAATGCGACTTGGAAGCCCAGCGCGGTCAGCAGAAGTTGGCTGAGATAGGCGCTCAACGTGAAGCCGCAGTAGATGTTGGAGTTATGGATGCGTTTAACAACGCAATCACCCAGCAGGCCGAGATGGTCAAAGCCGCAGGCGGTTGGGTAGCTAGTCTGTCAGCTTCTGTACGCCCAGTAGTAACGTATTGGGTGCTGTTTGTCTGGTCGTTTATCCACGTATGGTTTGCATGGAACGCATGGCTTGCCGGTGCGCCAGCAGTAGAAGTGTTTAAGACCATGATGACACCTGACTTCTCAGCCCTGCTGTCTGGGACAATTAACTATTGGTTCCTCGATAGAACTCTCAAACAGCGCGGTATATGAACCTAGAGTTAGCCGCCGCTTTGTGCCGTCAGTTTGAGGGCTACCGTGCCAAGCCGTATTTATGTCCGGCTGGCGTGGCTACGATTGGCTATGGTTCTACCTACTACGCAGACAAGCGCAAGGTAACTTTAGAAGATGCACCGATGGATGAACCCACGGCTAGGGCGCTTTTGATGATTGAGTTAGAACACACGTACCTACCCGGAGTCTTACGCAATTGCCCCGGCCTAATTACTGATGTTCGTAAGTGCAATGCCATCGTGGACTGGTGTTACAACCTTGGTATTGGACGCTTGCAAACAAGTACATTAAAGAGGAAAATCAACGCCAATGATTGGGAAGGGGCAAAAGAACAACTGATGCTCTGGACTAAAGGTGGCGGCAAGGTGTTGCCGGGCTTGCTTAAACGGCGCACTGCTGAGTGCGCCTTACTGGATTGACCGATGCCATTACAAAAAATACTGTTCAAGCCGGGGGTCAACAAAGAGAACACCCGCTACACCACGGAAGGTGGATGGTATGACTGCGACAAAATTCGCTTCCGTCAAGGCAACCCAGAAATTCTCGGTGGCTGGGAACCCTTTTCTGCGTCTAACTATCTTGGCGTATGCCGTTCATTATGGAACTGGGTACTGCTTGATGGCACTAACGTAATTGGGGTTGGCACAAATCTTAAGTTTTATATTGAGCAGGGTGGCCTCTACTACGACGTTACACCCATCCGTGCGACTTCTACAATCAACAACAACCCGTTTGTGGCTACAAACGGTTCAGCCACAATTACAGTTACAGACACCAACCACGGTTGCGTAACAGGCGATTTTGTTACTTTTAGTGGGGCAGTTGGTTTAGGTGGCAACATTACTGCTACGGTATTAAATGCCCAGTATCAAGTAACCGTACTTACTGCAAACACATACACTTTTACAGCCACTGCTACAGCTAACGCTACGGATGCTTCTGGCTCTCCCGGCGGCGGCGCTTCTGTAGTTGCTGCTTATCAAGTCAACGTTGGCCCTGCTATTCCCGTTCCATTAACTGGCTGGGGCGCTGGCACTTGGGGTCAGTCCGGTACTACATGGGGTAACGGCGGCACGTCTACCTCTTCATTGCGCCTATGGAACCAGATTAACTATGGCGAAGACTTAGTTTACGGCCCCCGTGGTGGCGGTATTTATTACTGGAATGCAACCGACGGAGTTACTACCCGTGGCGTGTTGCTCAACACGCTTGGCGGTACAGTTACATTTACCAGCGCTTCACCAACTGTGGTGACCTCCACCATACTTTATACCGAGGGCGCGGCCCTCCAGTTTGCTGCTACTACGTCCCTACCCACGGGCATCTCTGCGGCAACTACGTATTACGTGTTTGAAGTAAATGGCTTGACGTTTAAACTTTTAGACAGTGCAGGTAACGCGGTTAATACGTCCTCCACGGGCACAGGGGTGTACGTGTCTTTAATTGTGGATGTGCCCACAATACAGAACAACATGACGGTGTCAGATACGTCACGTTTCTTAATTGCATTTGGCTGCAATGATTACCCACGTCCTGAAAATTCCTACACCTCAACACTTGACCCGATGCTAATTCGCTGGTCAGCACAAGACGATATTTACAACTGGACGCCTGATCCCACTAACCAAGCAGGTTTTGTGCGGGTGTCGCACGGCTCGGAAATTGTCACGATAGTGCAGACTCGTCAAGAGGTTGTAGTTTTTACTGACTCAAGCATCTACTCGCTTCAGTATCTTGGCCCCCCTTACGTGTGGGCACCGCAGTTGCTTGGTGACAATATCTCTATCATGAGTCCTAACTCGGCTGTGATTGCCTCTGGTATTGTGTATTGGATGGGCGTAGATAAGTTCTACTCCTACGATGGTCGTGTGCAAACGCTTAACTGCGACCTGCGTCGCCATATCTTCCAAGACTTAAACCAAGAACAAGCGCTTCAAGTATTCTGTGGCACTAACGAGGGCTTCAACGAAGTCTGGTGGTTCTACTGCTCGGCTAACAGCACAACGGTTGATAAGTACGTTATCTACAACTACCTTGAAAAAATCTGGTATTACGGTACGATGGAGCGCACAGCTTGGCTGGACTCTGGTTTACAGTCATATCCAATTGCTGCTAAGTACACAAGCGCAACAACTTCAGGTAATTTGATTAACCACGAGACTGGCTTGAATGACAACACAACCGGCACCGCTACTGCAATCAATGCTTACATTTCTTCCTCAGAGTTTGACATTGGCGACGGACACAATTTTGGTTTTGTGTGGCGTGTCCTTCCTGATCTGACGTTTGAGAATGCCACAACTTCTCCAACAGGCGCACAGCCCACTGTGACCATGGAGCTTTACGGCTTAGCTAATTCAGGCTCGGGGGTTACAAGCGATGCTGCTCAGCCTGTTCGTAAATCTTCGGCGTACTATATTACTGAAGAATTTACAGGCATGATATTTACACGTTTGCGTGGTCGCCAGATGATCTTCAAGATTAGCTCTAACCAGATCAACACGGTCTGGCAGTTGGGCGCTCCGCGTATAGATATTCGTCCTGACGGCAGGCGCTGATGGCAACCAAAAACCAGATCATTACCCCTGCCCCACCCAACTTACCACTGGGTACGGATCAGTACGAGCGCCGGTATCAAGATCAGTTTACAAACGTCTTGCGTCTATACTTTAACCAACTGCAAAATTCGTTTGCCGAACTGTTTGGCCGAACTGGGGGTAGATATATTGGGTTTCCGTACGGAGCGTTTTCAGACTTCGCCAGCCAGACCGCGACAGTTAACACAGCGACTGTGATGGCGCTAAGCACCACAGATTTTTCTAACTCTGTGTCGCTACAAACAGGCTCAAAGATTACGGTGGAATACGCAGGTATTTACAATTTGCAGTTTAGTGTGCAGGTGCAAAACGATGGCAATGCCCCACATGATATTTTTATTTGGCTCAAACAAAACGGCACAGACATCACAGGCTCCACAGGTAAAGTTGGCTTGCCTGCCCGTAAAAACCCCGGTGATCCGTTCCACGACATTAAAGGTTGGAACTACTTTCTAAACATGAATGCGGGCGATTACGTTCAAATTTACTGGTCAACTACAAATGTGGACGTAACAATCCAAACTTACGCAGCTTCAGGCACCCCTACAAAACCCTCAACCGCTTCCGTTGTAGCTACACTTTCATTTGTGTCTGCGCTACCAACATGATATTATCAAACAACCCCCATTTTGAGAGGCAAAAATGAGCCTGCATAAGTTTGCCGAACAAGTAGCATCGCAAGGCCGCGGTGACGATTCACTGCTTGTACACATGACGCCGGATGAAGTCCGGAATCTACAACAGTTTGCCCAAGCTAATGGCACGACGCTGACCATCAATCCTGTTACGGGTTTACCCGAAGCGGGGCTTTTGTCTGACCTGTTCAAAGCCGTTGCCCCTATTGCCCTTGGCGCGTTCCTTGGCCCTGC